AGCTTTACTACAAATAATTCAGCATCAGGGTTAATTAATAGTACAAGTGTAAATTTAACAGGATTGCAAGTTGACGATATTAATATGAACAATAATTTAATATCTACTACTACTGCTAACACTAACCTACAATTTACACCACATGGTACTGGAACAATTAATATTGGTAATATTAACTTTAATGCCACTACTATTAATAATACTAGTAATAGTCCGTTAACATCAACACCGACTGGATTTGGATATGATAAAATAGCTGGTACTAATGGGTTTGTTATTCCACTGGGAAATAATGCAAGTCGCTGGGCTAGTCCCCAGATAGGCGACACTAGGTGGAATACAGATTCTGACACACTTGAAACCTGGACTGGATCAAGTTACGCAAGCTCTGCAGGTACAGGCGGCACACTTACTCTTGAAGAAATGAATGAACTTGCTCTCCAATATACAATTATACTGGGTTAATTAATACAACATTTCGATAAATACTATTGCTGCAACGTATGACCAAATACATGCAGTGACACACTGTGGTTAACCAGCAAAGCGTCGAAAGACTGAGAATTTGGCTAGAGGGACAGGATCCCCGTATTGAGGAGAGAAGATGGCTATTGGTCGCATTAGTGGTCCGCTCTTAAAAGCAAATTTGCTCCGTGAGGGTGTAGATCTAGCTTTTGAGACGAATTTACTATATCTAGATGTTAATAACAGCCGCGTTGGTATCAACAACGCAAGTCCCCAATACGATTTAGACGTTACTGGCACAACAAGAACCCCTGGATTACAAGTAAGCGGAACAAGTACGTTTGGTACTGTGTTGATTAGTGGAAACACTATCAGTACAACTGCACCTACATTAATTTTAGGAACATCAGACAATGTTGTCTATAATAAGCGTTTAACAATTGACTCAATTGATATTACTAATAACGTTATTTCAACAAATGATTCTAATGCTAACATAGAATTTGTTCCAAACGGAACAGGCATTTTTGAGGTACAAGGTAATACAAATGTATACGGAAACATTACTGCAACAGGAAATATTACAGCAAATGGTAATATAACTATTGGTGATGCAGATACTGACAACGTAACATTTAATGCTGACATTGCAAGTAATATTATACCGGATACCACTAATACATATAATTTAGGTTCATCTTCAAAGAAATGGAATAACGCATATATTAATGATGTAGTTGGTACTACGGGTAATATTGGCGATATAAACATTACTACTAATACTATACAAACATCAGTATCAAACGCTAACTTAGAGTTACGCGGCAATGGCGCAGGAAGTGTTGTAGTTGATAATCTTAGTTTTAAAAACGGAATAATTACAAGCACAGGTGATCTTACACTTGCTCCTGCAAACGGAAACGTAACTATAACTGGAACAGGATCTTTAAAACTTCCAGTTGGAACAACAGCACAACGACCAACTGCTGCACCTGGTAAAGTTAGATATAACAGCGATACAAATAGTGTCGAGGGATATAACGGGTCTAACTGGATCGTACTTAATGGAGTACAAGACCTAGACGGTGACACAAAAATTACAGCAGAAGCTACTCCAGGAGCAAATGATAATACTATAAGATTTAATATTGCAGGTACTACTGTAGCAGATTTAACAAGCACACGATTTAATGCTCCTAAGGTAACTGTAGATCAAATTGATATTGATAGTAATACTATTAGTACAGTATCTGGAAATACAAATTTAAATCTTAGTGCAAATGGAACAGGTAGTGTAGTATTTGATAATGCACTTAGTTTTAAAAACCAAACTATAACAAATACTGTTACTGACGGAGTTACTACATTTGCACAAACTGGTAACGGATATGTAAAGTTTAATGGAACTGGCGGATTAGTTATTCCAGTAGGGACATCAGCACAGCGTCCACCAGTAGCAAATACCGAAACAGGAATGATGAGATATAATACTCAAGAACAACGAGTTGAAGTATATTATAATAGTGCGTGGGGATCTGTAGCAGGCTCTGGCGCAGGTATATCAGTAGGTGATGCTGAAAATATTGCATTAGAACTAGTAATAAGTTTAGGATAATAACATGGCAACAACGTTTAGAAACAAAGTAGTAAAAGATATCGGAACCCAAAAGATAGTTGCGTTAGAAACTAACGGCAGCACACGTTCTACTATTATTGGTATTAGTTTAGCAAACACTACTAAGGGCGCAGTAAGTATAAGCATATTAATAGGTGATGATACTAGTAGCGAAGGATACTATATAAAAGATGTAATGCTTCCTCCTAAAGGAAGTTTAAAGCCATTGGGTCCAGCAGAGAAACTAATTTTAGCACCAACTAATACATTATTATTACAATCAAACAAAACTGATTCTGTTGATGCTGTTATAAGTTATGTAGATATTGTATAAGGAAAAATAAATGGCAAATTATGTAGGACAATCACAAGAACAATATTTTATGCAAAACGGAGAACGATTCTTTTACGGATTGCGTAGAACTGACAACGGTGAGTTGTTTATGGGTAGAGTAGATCAACTAGCTCAGGATGACGCGGTTCAAATTAATAAAATTGGTGATCCTATTAACAACTATCCTAATTTTGAACAAGGGCAAGAATTTTACGAAGGTAGAGATTATCAACATAATCTAGTATACGAAAATTTAAATTATGAACAATTTAAGCATGATGACAGAGATATGTTTTATTACATAAATTCAGAAGGTGAATTGTGTGTTAGAGTTAACGAAGATCATACATATGACGATGGTTCGTCGTCGAGCGGAATATAACATGAATAGTAGGAAAAACTAATGGCAGAATTTAATATTGATAGAATTAGGTTTAGATGGAAAAATATCTGGGCTGCATCTACCGTTTATAGAAAAGATGATATTGTACACTATCAAGGTAAAGCATATGTTTGTCTTCTAGGACACACTTCAGATACATCAGTATATAACGGAGTAGCTAATGGATTTTATACAGATTTAAATCATGCTAGTCCTAAATGGGAATTACAATTAGATGGATTTGTGTGGCGCGGCGTTTGGACTGGATCAACATATTATAGTATAGGTGAAATAGTTAAATGGGAAGGATATGTTTACAGATGTATTACTGTACATATTTCAAATGTTGTTGCATCACAAGGTGTACATACGGATTATTCAAAATGGACTCTAGTTGCAACTACAGATAACTGGGTTAATACATGGACAACTAACTTTGCATACGACTTAGGCGATGTAATAACTAATAGAGGTATTACATATCGTTGTATTACAAAGCATCAATCTGCAGCTACAACTCTTTTAGGCTTAGAAACAGATCAAGCTAAGTGGGAAATAGTAACACGATCTGATAACTGGAAAACAGATTGGGCAGTTAGTACACACTATCTAGTTGAAGATGTTATAAGATATAACGGTATTGTATATCGTTGTGTACTAGCACACGTTAGTAATTCATCTGCATCATCAGGATTAGAAGCAGACCAATCAAAATGGTCTACTGTAATCGATGCTATTGAATATAAAAGCACATGGGCAGCGTCAACAAGATACGTAGCAAACGACTTAGTAAAATACGGCGAAACTATATGGAAATGTGTAACTGGTCATACTTCTGCAGCATTATTTAGGACAGACGAAGCTTCTACTTATTGGACAGTATGGCTCCCAGGATTTGGTTACGAATTAGTATGGGCAAGTGCAACAGAATATCAAATTGGCGATATTGTTCTTTATGGTGGATATACTTACACTTGTTTACAAAACAACTTAAACAGTGTACCTAGTGTAAATGGGCTATTGCAAGACACAGGTAATTGGGAATTATTAAAGCAAGGATATAAACATCAAGGCGAATACGTTCATGCTACACAATATTACACAGGTGATGTAGTAAGAAACGGCGGATATGTATATATTTGTATAACAGATTCATCTTCAGAATATCCTGATACATCAGCTAAGTGGCAAATACTTGTTGTAGGACACAGGTGGAAAAGTGATTGGGTTGATAATGTACAATACTACATTGGTGATATTGTAACTTATGACGCTAGTGCATATTATTGTATACAAAGACACACTGGTTCAGAATCAGATAATAGACCAGATTTAGACATACTTAATGAGCACGAAAACTATTGGGAAGTAATGCTACTTGGTATTGACGGCAACGTATTAACAACAGACGGTGATATACGTGTTAGAGATTCCAGCCAAACTGAAAGATTAGCTATTGGTACTCCAGGATCTACATTAAAAACTATCGGCGGCAATAGTATATGGCAAGATTTTGGAACAGTAGCAAAAGTATTTTATGTTGCTCCAAATGGCGTAGATTCTAATACTAGCGGCTCAACAGTAAATGCACCCTTTGCAACAATTAAATATGCATGTGATTATGTTAATGCAGATTGGGCTAATAGAGCTCCTGCAACAATTTTTATCACAGCTGGGGTATATAATGAAATTATACCTATAGCAATTCCTGCATCAACAACACTAGTAGGTGACGAACTAAGAAGTGTTACTATACAACCAAATGTAGGCCTTGAAGCTAATAATATGTTTTACGTTAGTAATGCTGCTGGTGTTAGAAACTTAACACTTCAAGGGCTAGTAGGCACACTAGGAGACCAAAACTCTTACGGAACAAAACGTCCTGTATCGGGTGCATACATAAGTTTAAATCCAGGATCAGGAGTAGCAGATACTAGTGTACATATTACAACTAGATCACCTTATGTACAAAATGTAACAACATTTGGCACTAAATGTGTAGGTATTAAAATTGATGGGGCATTACATAATGCAGGAAATAAATCAATTGTTGCAAACGACTTTACACAGATATTAGATGACGGCATTGGAGCTTGGGCAACAAATAACGGTAGAGCAGAGTTAGTATCTGTTTTTACTTATTATAATCATATTGGTTACTTGTCAGACTCAGGCGGAAAACTACGGGCAACTAATGGTAACAATTCTTACGGTACGTTTGGTTCAGTAGCAGAAGGATTTGATACAGCCGAAACAGCTATTACTGGAGCAGTTACTAACCGAGGCTACGAAGCAACTGCTAATGCACTTACTGATAATGTAAATATGATATTGGGATTAGAATATAAAAATACTGGTACAACATATAGTGCAGCAGGAACTACAGTTACATTCGCAGGCCAAGGTTCAAATGCAACAGCAAGTTATCAAGAAACTAGAGACGATGGTGTTTACGAAGTAAGGCTAACTGACCCAGGTGACTCGAGCGCAGCAGGAGGAAACAACTACCAGTACAAGCTAAACTCTGCACAAGACGGAAGCTTAACTACTCTTACACTAGCAGCTTCTGATACTGATGGTACAAACGCAAAGTATGCAGGATTAAGAGTTTTTATATCTGAAGGTCCGGGAGTAGGACAATACGGATATATTGCTAGTTATAACTCAGCATCAAAAGTAGCACAGATTAGTAGAGAATCAGATAGCGCACCAGGCTGGGATCATATAAATCCAGGATGGCCAATTATAAATGACATGACAACAGCAACAAGGTATAGTTTAGAGCCTAGAGTAACATTTAGTGATCATACACTTGCGGCTACATCGGTTACTGCTCCTAGTAGTACTAACTGGACAGAGGTAGTTTGGTTTCCTGCAGGTAATAGCTATGTTGCATTTACTCAAGGATCTACTGTGTATTCATCTCATTCATCAGACGGAATAACTTGGAGTACACCAGTAACTAGAATAGCTAGCCGCAATGTTACAAAAGTAATATCAGACACTAACGGAAGTAGAATACTTATTTGTACAACTTTGGGTGTGTATAGCTTCAATACAGCAAATTTATCTAATACTAACGTATGTCCAACAATGAGTGCAGCGTTTAGTTCTGCTAACATTCGCGGCGCAGCAATTAAAGAAGGTTCTACAATTTTAGTAACTGGAATAAATTCACATTCACTTTACACAACCACTGACTTAACCGCAGGAACATTTAGAACTGTAACAGGAGCAGCGGCAGGCGGCACACATAACTATAAAAGAGTTGCATTTGGACCAGGAGTTGGGTCTATTGCTACTGGCGGTACCTTTGTTGCTATTAATGAAGGAACGTCAGGTGGTGCTGCTATGAGTGCAGATCTCGGAGCAACATTTTACCAGTTTAATGCCGGAGCAACAGGAAGACTACCAACAGGTTATACTGACATAGTATTTGGTAATGGTAGATTTGTTGCTATTGATCCAGGCGATGCTAGTAGTTTAACAAAAACAGCAATTAGTTTTGATGGCCTAACTTGGTATGAGCATACTATACCTGGCGCAACTGATTATTTAAAAATAGAGTACGGTGGCGGAACATTTATGGCTACTGGTACTGGTACACAAATTGCAAAGTCACAAGACGGAGTTGTGTGGAGAATTACTAGTGATGACAGTACTGACTTTGTTACTACAGAAAGTGCTAGCTGGTCTGCACAAGCATATAGTCCTACACTACAAAAATGGAGTATAGTTGCAAGTAATAATACTAACTGGAATACAGTAACTGGATGGGGCAGTAAACCATTTGCAAGGGCTGTAGTTAAGTCAGAAAAGATTAACGAATTCTTTATGTATGAGTCAGGAAGTCAGTATGCATCAACACCAACAGTTAGTGTATATGATTCTCAGGCAACTGTAAATTCAACACAGATTGCTAGAATTGGTGACGGAGCATTAGGTCAACCTACGTTCCAAAACAGAGGAACAAATTACATCACAGCTACAGCAACAATAGCAGGCGATGGATATGCAGACAGTTACCAAATTGGTTCAACACTTAAATTAACAGGTGTAAGCTTAGTTCCTGGACCAGGAGATAACTTAGTTATTACTGGCATTAATGATGTTAACTATAAAGTCTCTAGTATTGATGCACAATCAGGAAGTGCGCCAAACTATTCGTTAACACTAACAATTACTCCTACACTAGGAAGAGCAGAGTCTCCGGAACACGCTACAGCAGTTACTATTAGACAGCAGTACAGTCAAGTAAGATTAACTGGGCATGATTTCTTAGACATAGGCTCGGGAGATAAAACAGATTCAGATTATCCAAATAGGTATGTTGCAGGTTATGATGCTACTAACGATCCTAAGCAAGAAAATGAAGTTAGGGAAGCAAACGCTGGCAGAGTATTTTATACAAGTACAGACCAAGATGGTAACTTTAGAGTTGGTGAACAATTTAAAGTAGAACAGGATACAGGTATTATTACTATTAATGCTTCGTATTTTACGTTAACTGGCTTGTCACAATTAACATTAGGTGGAATACAAGTTGGCGGAACAGCAGTAATAATTAACGAGTTTTCAAAAGAACCAACATTTATTGCTAACGCCAATAACATTGTTCCAACACAAAAAGCAATAGGAAAATATCTCGAATCGAGAGTATCCGGTGGCAGCAGTAATGCTAACGCTACTAGAGTAGTTGCTGGTACAATACAAATTGATACTAACACTATAACATCTACAGATTCTAGTACAGGAGTTGTTTTTACTGCAAGAATTAACCATACAAAACCAATTAAGGGTAATATGGCTGCTTTGCAATATTTTGCACACGGTAGTCATTGCGGGAATATGATATGATGATAAATATATATAAGTTTTATGGAGTGCTAAATGGCTGAATTTAAGTTAGGTAGAATTAGGTTTATATGGAAAGGAACGTGGACTCTTTCCACAACCTACTATATTGATGACATCGTTAGAAACGGCGGTAATACATATATTTGTGTTAAGGGACATAGTGCTCCAGCACTTTTTTCAACTAGCCAATCAACTTATTGGAATAAGATTTCTGATGGTACTGAATGGAAAGGCGACTGGGGAACCAGTGTACTTTACAAAATTAATGATATTGTAAAGTATGGCGGATATTTATATATTGCTAATGCAGAACATACTTCGGCAGGAAGTGCAACTTCAGGTTTAGAACAAGATGCAGCAAGTTGGGATTTATTTGCTGAGGGATTTGATTATAAAGCAAACTGGGCAATAAGTACTAGATACAAAGTTAATGACATTGCAAAATACAACGGTACAATTTACGTTTGTGTAACCCATCATACTTCTGCAGCGACAGCTGCGCTAGGATTAGAAACCGACCAAGCTAAATGGCATATTTTTTCCGAAGGATTTTACTGGAGAAATAATTGGTCTTCTTCCTCTAGATACACAGTAAATGATATTGTACGCTATGGTGGACAACTATATGTTGCAAACACAGGGCATACTTCTGCAGCAACAGCCGCACTTGGATTAGAAAACGACCAATCAAAGTGGGATTATCTAAACAAAGGTTTAGAGTACAAAGTAGATTGGTCAAGCACTACTAGATATAAAATTAATGACATTGTTAAGTATGGCGGCGGAACATGGATTTGTACAACTTATCATACTAGTCAAGCAACATTTGCTGCTGACGAAAGTAAGTGGGCACAATTTGTTGAAGGTTTAGAATTTGAAGATACATGGAGCGGCACTTCAACGTACCAACCAGGTGACTTTGTTACATACGGTGGGTACTCTTATGTTTCTAAAACAAACAACATAGGACAAGGACACCCGTCTACTAATACATCAGATTGGGATTTATTTACAACTGGATTTAGGCATGCGCAGGATTGGGGCGACGATAGTTCCACAGAAGAATATGTAGTTGGCGATGTAGTAAGACTTGGCGCATTTACATACTTGTGTATACTAGACCATACAGGACAACGACCTCCAGAAAACACATATTGGGAACTTCTAAACGAAGGTTTCAAATGGAAAAATACTTGGGGAACTGCAACACTTTATGACAAAGGCGATTCAATTAGATATGGTGTAAACAGCTATGTTTGTATACTTGCACACACATCAGACACTCCTAAACGCCCAGATAACGATAGCGGCGGAACATATTGGAATGCATTAATTGCAGGCGCTGAATCAGGAAACTTAACAACACAAGGTGACTTAGTTTACTACAGCGGCGCAGGCCCAACGCGACTTCCGATCGGATCCGCTGGACAAGTACTTAAAGTAAATGCAGCCGGTACTGCTCCTGAATGGGGATACTTTGGCGCACTTAATAATGTGTACTATGTACAAAATACTACAGGTGTTGATACACCAGCATCTGACTACGGGCTTACACTAGACCGTCCTTGGAAAACAATTCAATATGCTACACAACAAATCTTAAATGGTGCAGAACGCCCAGCAGCTAAAAGATTATTAACTATTAATAGAAGTTTTGTTGCACAAGATGCTGTAGAATTTGTAGACCACGGTATTGCAAACGTAACAAGTCCTTACACAGCAAGCTTTACATATACAAAAGCAACTTGGTTAGTATTGGCTGGAAGATTAGTTGATGCATTAGCATACGATTTAAGTCACAGTGGAAATGTTCGTACACGGGCATTAACAACAGCTATACATAACGATTCTACTATTACAGGTAAGAAAGTAGAATTTAATGCAATGGTAGCAAGAATGTTAGTTGTTATTGATGCTGTATTAAGTAATGCGGCACCTGCAGCTAATTATCAAACGCTAAACAGTAATATTATAGCTACGCAACAAACAGAAGCAGCACAAGTAGAACTAGCAGACGATTTATCTACAGCTACTAGTTTAGCGACTATTCTTACAGTAGCAGTTACAGCAGGTAGTGTAACCAGTATGACAGCAGCTGTTCTTCCAACTAATTCTCTTTATGTTAAGAGTGGAACATTTGCAGAAACACTGCCAATACTTGTTCCAGCAAATACAGCAATTATTGGAGACGAGTTACGGTCAACTAAAATTACACCAGCAGGTATACAAACAGGGGCAGCTGATGTTCCAAAGAGTATAGCGGCTATTGCAAGATTACAAGTTATTATGAATAGCATTGTTGTAAACAGTGGAATAACAAAAACTTCAGGCAATGCATTAACACAAGTAACAACAAGGCCAGCAGGTAGTTCGGCAGCTGGAACAGCAGCAACAAACTTACTTCAAGAACTGCAAGATTATATTGACTATCGTGTTAACGGTGTTGCAGGCGACTCTACAGTTCCTACTATAAGAGGAACTAATACTCCTGAAACATCAACAGCATATACTTTTGCTGTAGAATGTATCGAAGCAAACAGAGCATTCTTAGTAGCAGAAGTACATGCATATATTGCAGCAACTTATCCAAGTTATACGTATACTATTGCAGCTTGTACAAGAGATGTTAATAGATACTTAGACTCTATCATTTATGATATGATATACACAGGCAACTGGAAAACACTTTCAGGAGCAGAACTTTATGGTAATTCAGTAAGTGGTAGTACAACTAAAAATATGTTCTATATGCGTAATGCTACAGGACTAAGAAATTGTACAGTAAGTGGACTAGCAGGCACACTAGGCAGTGCCAATGCATACGGGACTAAGCGTCCGACAGCAGGTTCATTTGTAAGTCTTGATCCAGGATATGGTCCAGCTGATACAGATGCATGGATTGCTACTAGATCACCTTACGTACAAAATGTAACTACTATTGGCGCAAAATGTATTGGTCTAAAGATTGACGGAGATTTACACGACGGCGGCAACGATAGTATTGTTGCAAACGATTTTACACAAATACTTGATGAAGGCATTGGTGTTTGGGTTACTAACTTAGGTAGAGCAGAACTTGTTAGTGTATTCTCATACTTTGGGCATATTGGGTACTTGGCAGAAAACGGTGGTAAGATCCGTGCAACAAACGGTAACTCATCATATGGTGACTACGGTACTGTTGCTGAAGGAGTTGATGCAACTGAAACAGCAACAACCGGTACAGTTACTAATAGATCAACAGAAGCTAATATAAAGAAAGTATTAACAGATAAAAATAAAATATTACAATTTGAATATACAAATGCTGGTGTTGGGTATGCCGATGGCGACACAACTACTACTATCTCAGGTGGCAATAATGATGCTGCTATTAGTGCAGAAAATGTTTTTGCAGGCGGCGTATATGAAGTAAGACTATTAGATCCGTCAAGTAATTTAGGCGGAGCAGGATATGTTACAGCAACTAATACTGCACAAGTAGGTAATACGACACAAATTACAATTAGTAATACAGATGCAAATGGTAGTGCAGTATATGCAGGAATGGCAATTTGGATTGTTAGCGGCACTGGCGCTGGGCAGTATGCATATATTAATGCTTATAACTCCGGAACTAAGATAGCTACTGTTCTTAAAAGCAGTGACGGTAGTGCAGGTTGGGACTCGTGTTACGGTGCAGCTATTGTTTCGACACTAGATGCTACAACAGAATATATGATTGAACCAAGAGTAGTGTTTAGTGGCGGCGGCGTAAGTGCGTATGCAGACATTGCAAAAGCTAGAGTTAAAGTTGAAGACGGTAAAGTTGTTGAAATTAGACTATGGCATCCGGGCACTGGATACAGTTCAGCTCCAACGTTTACATTAACAGATCCAAATAATACTGTTGATGTTCCGCATGTTGTTAGATACGGCAACGGCGTACTTGGGCAACCAACATTTAGTGCAAGAGGCACAGGGTATACAACTGCAACTGCAACAATAGCATCAGCGGCTGGGTATGCTGACTTTTATCAACCAGGACAGTACATTAAAGTTAATGCTTTAACGACAACACCAGTAGCTGGTTCAAACGTAGAAATAGCTGGTATAGCAAGCACTTGGTATAAACTAGTTGGTGTTACACAAGTAACAGGCAGCGCAGGCAACTACTCTGCACTAATACAAGTTAGTCCAGCAATAAGTGTTACTGATGCTCCAGAACATGATGAAGCTATAACTATACGTACTAGATACAGTCAAGTACGATTAACAGGACACGATTTCTTAGAAGTTGGAACAGGCGGAGTTACTACTACTAACTATCCAGGAACACCTAGTGTAGTACCTGACCAATCAGACGAAACTAAAGACTTTGGTGGTGGACGAGTATTTTACACTTCAACTGACCAAGATGGTAACTTTAGAGTTGGCGAGTTGTTTAGCGTAGAGCAAGCAACTGGTAGAGCAACATTAAATGCAGATGCATTTAACGTAAGCGGTTTGCAAGAACTACAACTTGGTGAATTATCATTAGGCGGAACAAGTGCAAATATTACTGAGTTTTCAACTGATGGAACGTTTACAGCCAACAGTGACAGCATTGTTCCAACACAGCGAGCTATTAAAACTTATATAGCAAGTCAAATTGGTGGTGGTGCTGGTGAACTAAATGTAAACTCACTAACAGCTGGACAGATAAGACTTACTGGTCAGACAATATCTCATACAACCAATCAAGAGATAAATATAACAACACAAGTAAACTATACAGGCGGCGTAAGTGGTTCACCAGTCGCACTGAATATGTTTTTACAAGGTTAATGGAGAAATAACAAATGGCCACAGGAAGAATAGGAACAGCTGATTTATCGGCAGGTGCAGATACTACTATCTACACTACGCCAGCTAGTACATATACCGTAGCTAGTGTTTCAATGACAAATAGAGGCAACTCGGCAGTGACTGTGCGGTTAGCTATTTGTGATACTAGCACACCGGGATTAGACGAATACTTAGAGTATGATGTTGAATTGCTACCCAGGAACGTGTTAGAACGTACTGGTATTATTACAGACGCTGGTAAATTAATTGTAGCAAGGTCAAGTGGAGCAAACGTAAGTGTTGTTGCATTTGGAATTGAGACAGCGGCATAAATATATTAAAGGACAAATAAAATGGGAAGATATTTAACAAGCACATTGAATTACTCAACAACTAACGTTGTTACTGGTGTAAGTGTAACTGCTAAAGCTAACGAACGTGTTATTTGTACAGCGGGTAGTATTACTATTACCCTACCGCTCAATCCTGTGGTAGAAGACACTGTACAAATTATTGACGTTTCGGGAAATGCTGGATCAGCAAACATCACAGTAGCACGTAACGGCCAAGAAATTCAAAATGTAGCAGATAACTTAGTCATTGACATCAACAACGCATCGCCAATATTAACATTTACTGGTGCTACGTATGGTTGGGTCATTGCAGGATCATAAAGGAAGTATTTAAATGACAACATTAACAACATTACTTTCGTCTATAAGCCCAACAAACATAGGTAATCCTCCGGGATACCTACAAGTGTATCATACTAGTATAACATCCGTTTCAAACGGAGGTTGTTGCTGCTTATGGACTGTTCCGGCTGGAGTAACATCAGTAACGTTTGAATTATACGGCGGCGGAGCATCGGGTAATGATGCATGTTGTTGTGCATGGACTGCGGTTGAACCAACATCAGGCAACTATGCAATAAAACAAGTAGACGTTGTTGCAGGATGCCAATTTAAAATATGTGCAGGTGGTTCAACAGCATGTGCTCACAATATCAGTAATGGAGGCTGCCATGGATGTTCAAGTTATGTAGAAGCAGTTACTGGATCAACAGTTGTTGGTTGTGCATGCGGTGGCTTTTGTGGTTCAAGTCAACCAGGATTTTCAAGCCCATTTACTTCATATACATGTTGTTGGGGGAGAATAAACGGCGATAATAATACTAGTCGGAATTCGAGTGTTAACGATATTGATATAATGGGAACCGGCGGTAATAGTCATAAAATACAGCATTGCTTTACAGAACATTTTTCCACAGGTAGCGGCGGCTGGAATATGGACAGCTGGAGAAGTTTTAGCTTTTGTGATACTACTTGGCAAAGACAAGGTGGAGATGTACACTCAGGAGGCCAAGGCTGGGGCATGTGGCCTGGCGGACCTGGTACTAGCGGAATTGCTTGCGGCGGCGGACATTGCTGGGGTACCTTTGGTGCCGGCGGCACAATAATTGTAAGATATAATTAATTTTAGAGGAAAGATAAAATGGCAGAGAATACAATAGTTACAGCGGACATTACTTATAACGTCCCAAACAGCCTTTATAGTCAGAGCGCAAGCAGCAACAAAACTGTTACAGCTTCGTATACTGGTCCGGACAGGTGCTGGGTATTTCCTGACACAGACGGAGCAGCAAAAGGAAAGTTTTCTAAAAACTCAGGAGCTAAACTAGCAGCAGACGACGGTGATAGTATACCAGTACCAAACGGATGCACTAGAGTATTAGTTACAGTAGCAGACGATCCATTAATAATGGCTATCCTAAAACCGGAAGGAAGTACAATAACAATTGCTGGGCAATCACAAACAACAGAAAGTTTACCAGATAGCACAACTTGGTCCGAAAATGCAAAATTAGAACTTGGCGAAGCATATGCTGGTTCTGAAAAATTAGAATATGATCTTGATGCAGAATCATGGAAAACACCGGCATATCATGCAGTTCCTACAACTTGGGATGAAGTAGTAGCCACTAGGAATAATATGCTACTTGCAAGTGATGGAAAAATTGCAGACGATATGCCAGCAGCAATTAAAAATCCTTGGATAGCTTATAGAACAGCACTAAGAAATATTCCTGCTACTTATAACAGAGGCGATTCCGACGAATTTGCGCCACATAAAGTGTCGTGGCCCTTAGCACCAGATACAGTAGCGGAGTAAAAAAATGTCAGCACTAAAAACAATGTTACAATACGGCGGCGGAAGCGGCGGCACAATTGCTGTCAACAGACTCACTATATATCACACATCCAAGGATTCACCCAACAACGGCGGATGCTGTTGTGCATGGACAGTTCCAGCAGGAGTCACGTGGTTTGCAGTTGAAATGTGGGGCGGCGGTGGCGGCGGTGCTGGCACATGTTGCTGCCACGGTGGTTGGCCTGGCGGTGCTGGCAGTTATACGAGAAAAGTTGTTAGTCATCCTACACCAGGTACGACATTAGCCGGTCGTGTATATAGAATGTGTGCAGCTGGCTCAACAGGTTGTGCTGCGAGTGTAACAGGTTGTACAGGATGCCCAAGTTATATATACGGCGAATCAGAATCTGCAAACGTAGTGTGCGCTCAGCGAGGTTCAAGAGGTTGTTCAAAATGCTATTGGGGTTCAAACTGTAGTTATCAAGGTTGTAGTGCTCAACAGTTTTGTAACGATCAAAGCGCAGAAGCCTTCAACGGTGGCTGGTGTGGAAGCTTTGGAATCACAGGCGTAGGCGGCGCCGGACATGGATCGCCTAACTGCTGGAATAGTGCTCATAACTATGCTCCACATTCTCCTTACACAGGAGGTCAGTACAGGAAGAGCAAGGATGGCTGCTCCGGAATTTGCGCAGGTTGCTGTTCTATGGGTCACGCACACTTTCCAGGTGGCGGTGGCGGTACAGGAGATAGTCATACAAGCAGCGGCGGCTGTGGCGCTCCAGGAGCCGGCGGACTAATACTAATTGAATATTGGGTAGGATCATAATATGACACAGCTAAAGAATTTAATTTACGGATATGCGTCAGGCAGCACTATTACGCCGTCGGAGTTCACAATAGAAAACAACCAATACTGGGTGGCTCAAAACGGAGGATGCGCTTACGTATGGACAGTACCAGCAGGCAAAACAAAGGCTGTTATGGAAATGTGGAGTGGCGGCGCAGGCGGCTCACACTCATGTTGTTGTATGATGGGCGCAGGCGGCAACGGAGGCGGATACCAAAAGTTTATAGTTGACGTAGCAGCAGGCGAACAGATCTGCATGTGTACAGCAGGAACAACTGGAAGCGGCAATAATGGGGCCCATAATGGATGCCATGGATGTTTTAGTTCAATTTGCTTGAACGGTACTTGGTGTGCGTGTCAAAATGGTGGACAGGCAAGCGCCAGAACAGCGAGATGTAACTTAGCACAGAGCTGCTACACATGCTGTTCTACATGTTATTGCTGCGGCGGATATACTTATGCTACCGCAGGCAACAATTTTCAAAGACTTGCACAGCAACAAGGTACATCAACAGTTTACCATTCAACACAATGGTGTGTAGACATGGGTTGGCAGTACAGTGGAGGTAGCTACGGAGTTCCAGGACAACGGCCACAAGGAACAAGTACTTGTTGCCAAGATTGTTGGGGCGGAATATGTTCTAACTATAGTTCTTGCGCCGGTCAAGCTTGCCAAAGCGCAGCACATCATCCAGGCGGCGGCGGAATATCAGCCTGGGGCGCAGATGGAGGTTGCAGATGCGGCTCTCCAGGTGCTGGCGGCCTAATTTATGTAGTTTACTGGTAAGGAATAAAAATGACTGATATAACAATAGATTTTGAATACCCTGTTCCAGACGAACAGTATGCACAGACTGACTCTAAAAATAAAAAAGGCAAACTACGATATATTGGACCTGATAAAGTTTATATTTGGGTAGACAATATAACTAATAAACTTAGCCAATGGGAAAGTGGCGGCACTGGAGAAGAACTTTGGAATGGAGATATTCCAATGCCAACAGGAACTGGGCAATTTTTAATTGAATTAGACGTAGCTACATATCCAGAAATTGCTGCTGTGTTTCAAGGTATTGATCACTTTGCAATTCCTACAATAGCTGAAGAAGTTCCAGGCAATATGCTTCCTTATTATAGAAATAAATTTCCAACACCTGATCATGCGTATGAATGGAAAGAAATACAATATGATCCGATTGACAAAAAACTAGTAAAACCATATCCATGGAAGCAACCATTTATTACGTGGGAAGACAGACTTGGTAAACGAGATTTACTATTATCAATGTCAGATGTAAATAACACTGCTGATATGCCAGATAGTCGAAGAGCACTAATAGTAAACTATAGACAAGCTTTGAGAAACATTACTGAAACAGTTGGAGTTGCATGGACTGCAACAATTCCAGCAGGTGGCTCAGGTTATGCACAAGACGATATATTATTAGTACAAGATCCTAAGTACAAAAATGGCACAGTAGTTGCCAATGAAGTTAAATTAACTGTAACAACAGTTAACGGTAGCGGTGCTATTACAGGATTTAGTGTTGAAAATAAAAGAGCATTATATCATCCAACAGCAGCAGTATATACTGGATGTTTCTTTGTAACTAATGGTGCTGGCTCAGGAGCAACGGTTACACTAACTAAAGTAGTACAAGTTAAGCCTTGGAAAACTAACTGGCCTAACAATCCAATGAGGCCTAAGAATGTACGAGATACACCGCAAGCACTTGCATCAGATTCTAACCCAGATCATTTAGTAGATCAGAACATTACTGAAGATGATATTATGAAAAATAGTTATGATACATCACTTCCTAATTATATTGATGTATCCGACCTAGACGATTAATTAACATTTACACTAACAGTGAAAGGCGCTTTATGCGCCTTTCACTTTGACCATTTAGAAATCCTTTAAATTATAAATATTCATATAGAAGCAATTAACTGCTCTGTTTATTAACGATAGGATTTAAGAAAAATATGTCAAAAAGAAATTCAGCAATTTTTATTAACGGTGGCGCAGGGCGTGTTGTATGTTCAATCCCTGCACTAGAAAAATTTCATGAAGAAAATCCAGATAATGATTTTCTAGTAATATGCGAAGGCGGCACTGACTTTTTTAAAGGACATCCGGTATTACATGCTAAGGCATATGATCATTGGCATAAGAACTTATTTGAAGATAAATTAAAAGATATGGATATATTAAGCCCGGAGCCTTACAGAGTTTGGGAATATTATAACCAACAGTGTAGCTTGGCTCAAGCATATGATATTGCTATTAATAATAAAGGCGTTAGAGAATTACCTAAGCCTAATATTAGACTTAGTAAAGGAGAGCTAGTTCGAGGCTCCCAAGTTATTAAAGAAGTAAAAGAGAAAACTGGTCTTGATAAAGCATTAATTATTCAACCATTTGGTAGAGGCATAGTAGAAGAATCTGGCATGTTAACTGATTATAGTGGAAGAAGTATAGAACCATTAAACTTAGTTAACATAGTAAACAGTCTTAGCAAAGATTACGCTCTTCTTTTTATGGGAGAACTAGCAATTGATTTTAAAGAACACGGAGTTGATAGGCCAGTAGCAGTTCCTAAAGGAATTGATTTAAGGACATGGTGTTCTATTATTGCTAAAGCAGATCATTTTTTAGGGTGTGATAGTGTAGGTCAACATATGGCATATTCGTTTGACATACCAAGTACAGTGGTTATAGGAAGTACTTTTCCAATTAATACAAGCTATCCTAATTGCGACTTCTTTAATATTTTAGATATGGGAGAAATTTCTAGAGTATATAGTCCAATTAGAATTACAGTAGATGAATATTCTGATAGGGTTAATGAAGGTGTTATGCAAATGACTGATCAAGTTGAAACACACATTATTGAAGAAATCAAAAAAAACGTAGCTTAGGAAATGACTAATATGAAAAAACCAGTTTGGATTGCGGGAATTGCTAGAGGACACAACGCAGGAGTGTGTTTACTTAAAGACGGAGAAATCGTATTTAGTATTGAAGAAGAACGATTAACTCGGGTAAAGTATGATGGCGGACCACTAGCTAGTATGCTTAAAATTAAAGAATATACAGACAAATTAGATTACTTAGTTATTGCTCATACTACTGATTTAGAGACTGCTGGCAAGTTAGATTATTCCGGAGAAGATGTATATTCTGGATTAGCAAGGAAAATAGGTTTATTAGATTTACCTTCACCCGGCAAGCAAGATCAGGTAATTGATGTAGCATGGTTTCATCACAAAATGCATGCAGCAATGGCTTTTTATAGATCAGGCTTCGATGAAGCCGTAGCTGTTATCGTTGATGGCGCCGGCACATTTTTTCCGATGAGCCACGGTAACGAAGATATGACAATATGGGAAACTGAAAGTATTTACAAATGTAACTACCCGGCAAATTTTAAAACTTTGCATAAAACATTAGGTGCTAGAAATGCTATTCCTGCAGGAGTTATAGAGGATTGGGATGCCGGCAATGGATGGAAAGAAACAAAAGGAACTGTTTATAATGTATATGTTCATGATCGCGCAGGAATTGTAAAGGCGTATGAAGCTGTAACAGAGTATTGTGGGTTTAGTGCTATCGAAGCAGGCAAAACTATGGGGTTATCGCCTTATGGAAACCCTAATAATAATATTCCTTCAATTATGGACCATGAGGTAGACTTACCGTATCCAACTACAAATAGAAATCTAATTGTTCCTAGATATCCAAATGGTGCTGTAATTAATGATGCATTGTATCAAGAACTTAAAGATGCTGACTTAGAATTTGACCAAGAAAATGTTACGTACCTTAAAAATAGAAGAGACTTAGCATATGCTGTACAGCAAGAAACCCAAGAAGCAGTAGTAAAGCTTATTAGACACGCTGTTGCTAAATCAAAATGTAAAAAAGTTGTAATTAGCGGCGGTTACGGATTAAACTGTGTTGCTAACTATCATTACCTCGAAGCACTTAAAGATGAAGGTATTGAAATTTACGTAGAGCCTATTTCAAATGATGCCGGAACTGCGATGGGCGCAGCTATGATACAACATTATAAACTTACTAAAGATACAAAAGTTAATCAACGTGCTAATGATGTATTTTTAGGACCCAAGCATGAATATTCAGAACAAGACATTTATAGTACTGTAGAAAAATATGATGCTGAAATTAAAGATGCAACACATGAAGACATAGTTGAATTAATGACTAGTAAAAATATTGTTGCTAATTTTCAAGGGCGTTCTGAAAATGGACCTAGAGCATTAGGTAATAGAAGCTTAATGTTTGATCCAACATTTAAAGATGGTAAAGATTATGTAAATGAAATCAAACATAGAGAATATTTTCGCCCATTTGCAGGTAGTATATTAGAAGAAGATGCTCATGAATGGTTTGACTTACGAGGAATGGATAGTTCACCTACAATGATGTATGCTGTTGACTGCTTGCCAGGTGTTGAAGATAGAATCCCTGCAATTATTCATGTTGACGGTACTTGTAGAATACAAACAGTAAGTAGAGAACAAAACCCGCACTATTATGATATTATTAAAACTTTTAAAGAAAAGAAAGGTATTCCTATTATTTTTAATACTAGTTTTAATCTAGGCGGTGAACCATTAGTTGAAACACTCGACGATGCTGTACGTACTTTAACAACTAGCGAAATAGAATATTTGTATTTGCCTGAACATAATAAACTTATTACAGTATGGAACAACTGATAAATATAATGACAAAGGATCATTATGTTTAATATTACAAATTACTTTAGAGAAGGCATTAAAAAGACGCTACTAGTAAGAAATAATGGCGCATCTTCTCACAACGGCCCTTGGAAGCAAGTATACACGAACACGCAAGTAGAAAGATGGCATGCTGGAGAGTTTAGTACAGCTGAGTTTACTATATCAATTGATTATGATAATGCTAACAAAGAAATTATAAAATGTATTGTTGCAGTTGGTGTTGATTATGCTAATTTAAGTGTAGTTGGTAGAAGCAATTTAAGTAATGATCTTGTAGACTTGTCAGTCACTGTTAATCAATCTTATGTAGATTTGTTAATAACAGCTAAAACAGGATATACAGGTGCAAAATTTATTTACACTGCAAATTACTTTCAAAATCAAAATCCGTTAACTAGTTGACATTCCTAAGTAGGCTAAATATACTATATGGAGTAAGTAATGCCAACGACAGTTAACACACCTTTAAGAACAGACTACGGCTTTAAAAGCCCGAACTTTACGGTTGATGCCGACGGTAACATTTCAGCTTCATCATTAACATTATCAATAGGCGGCGAAGCAGGAATTGCTGCTGATTATGATTTTATTGAAAGCGCAGGCAATTTTAGATTTTCAGGACAAGCAAGTAATCAACCTGGCATTACTGTTTACAGAAATTCAACTACTACATTTGACTTAGGATTTACTACTTTAACCTTTAATATTTTTAGTGGACTATCGCCTACAGTATTGTATAATACCGGCATACGGCATAGTGATAGTACTGTTGCAGCATCAGCCCAAAATAAAAGTACGGGTAGACTAACTTGGACAGTTCCGTTAAGTGCTCCTAATACTTTATATTATGGTAATGCAGCTGGTGATGTATTCGGAACTATTCAAGTTTTAGATCAAACAAGAAGTTTTAGTGAAGTAAGTATAACTAGCGGAACACAAAGCTCAACCCCGACAACAGGTGCTTTAAAAGTTACAGGCGGATTAGGTGTAGGACTTAATGCAAACTTTGGCGGAACAATGAGTGTAGCAAGTATGATCACAGCAACAGGTGGAGTTACCGGTGACTTAAACGGATCAGTTTATTCAGATAATAGTACATTACTAGTCGATAGTGTCAATGGTCGACTAGTAGGACCTATAAATAACAGTACAATTGATAATACTTCCATTGGAGCAACAGTGCCAGCAACCGCTGCATTTACAACAGCTTCAATAAGTGGTGCAGTAGCAGGATTAACGGCTGTTCCTAACAAAAAATATGTAGATGAAACAGCAACAGCGTTTGCAATAGCATTTGGGATTTAAAAGAATATGGCAAAACAGCAAATAAAAAATTACGTCTTTAAGCCTGGTATGGGTGCCACAGGATATGTATATCCTAACGCATACTCATTACTTTACGGCAACAAATATTATATTCAAAAAGAAGCTACGGCATGGATAGCAGCACAAGTAGCTGCTAACGCAACGGGGTTTGTAGGATATACATATAATGAATCTAAGTGTGAACGAGATGTAGGATATGTTCTTGATGCATACTTATGGGACATTAGATACGGAGGCAATGAAGAAACTTCTAAAATTGCAGGGTATTATTGGGAAGGTTCAGTAGCACAAGTTGATGGCGATAGACAGCCTGAAATACAAACGCATGCAATTATACGAGATATTATTAGAGATTATTTATTCACTAATACATCATATTCGGGAAACCAAACGGGTGTAATTCAAACTACAGACACTAGCGGTGATAATGCAGAAGCAGGAGCAATTCTAAGAATTAATGAACTTAGTGCTATTATTATTAATGTTATTACTCTAGGAATTGACCAACTTCCAACCAAAGTAGAAAGTGGCGTTGGCAATCTTAAAGTTCAAGGACGTTATGGTTTAGAAGAGTTACTACTAGTTACTAATACAACTAAGAATGAAATTATATATAATTTTCCAAACATTGAAACAGGTGCAACGACAAAATTTATTACCAAAGGGTATGATGCTGATTTTAAAACGTATTTGCAAACTACAGATGCAGTAACAAGAATCTGGTTCAATTATGATACTTCTAGTCATAAATCTACAGATAACTTACAAATATTTGCAGAACAAACAGAAAATGGCAAAAGTATTGTAACAACTAGACCGTATGACTTTGGTACAGATGCCATTGAGCGTATGCGTATTGCTAATCCGTTAAGTATGCTTGATGCTGACTTTGAATACGGATTGCAACCTACTAAGTGGTCGGCTATTGGTACATTACGAGGATATCCTAGTGTATACGAAATACCTGCAACAAACACTGCCGTGTCAAATGTTATAACAGATGCTAGTGCTGGTACAAGCGGTATTGGTGCTAGTTTAATTACAGTAACAACAGTAGTAGCACATGGATTTGAACCAGGTCAACCTATTACAATTAAGGCATTAGAAAACAGTATTATAGGCGCATCAAGAGCTGAAGGTTCGTTTGTTATTAATACTACACCAAGTGATAAAACCTTTACATATTATGCAAAGTCAAAAGTTGGTACTTCAAGCGGTCAAGTACTTGTTACTACATACTGCCAGTTAAGAAAAGCAGCATTTTATACAGGAGCAAGTATTGGTGTACCGACATTTACTATCCACAGTCAAGGATCGTCTGGCACTTTTGTAACTCAATTATCAGTAGCTTCTGGGAGTACAATTTTACCATTTGATGGATCTGCACCAGAAATTGGATCTCCATTAGTACACGGAAGTATTACATCAGGTACACAGGTAACTAGTATTATTGATACTAGTGCAGGCGGAGGAACATTTTTAACCTTAGCAACTACAGCCAATACGCTATCTGGCAGTGATACTCTTGAAGTAGATGATATTGCAGGTGTAGTTGTAAATCAAGCAGTTGATCGAGGAGACGGTGTTGCTTCTTATGTACAAACAGTAGGCACCGGAGCTAGCGGAAAAGGTATACAGTTTAGTCAAGGGTTTACAGCTGACAGGATTGGTAACATTGTAACATACACTAACCTTGCAGGTACTAATGTTAGTTTTGCAGGCACAGGTGCAACATTTAGTATTTCTCCTTCAGGCGATTCAACTAACGGATATATTTTAAACAGTATATCAGCAGCTGGTATTAATTACGAACAAGGCGACCAGATTAAAATAGCAGGAACAGATTTAGGCGGCCAAGCAACAATACATGATGCTACTATATTTGTTAATTCAGTAAACAGTGACGGCGACATTAATACTGCTTCAATCACAGGTAACTGTTTTAATGGTTACTTAACATTAGGTGCTGTAGGTCATACTGCTTATGGAAATGCAGGCGTCGATGCTAATTTTAATGTAACATACTTAAACGGAACATTTACAGCAGTAGCAATTAATAATGCTGGTTCAGGATATGTAATTGGCGAAAGTCTTAAAATTGCAGGCAATGCTTTACAAGCCACAGGATCTGCTTCTCCACAAAATGATGTATATTTAACGGCGTCAGGTGTTAGCGCCGGCGGAAATATATTAAGTATAAACAATATTACACAAGTACCTGCTAGTCGAACTCCGGGAACATATACAGGCGTAGCTAGTACTGGCGGTGGCGGATCAACATATACTATTATAGTGAGGCCGGCCGGTGGCGCAGACAGTATGACTAACTATGGTGCAGCTAATGCATCAAGAACCTTAGGGACATACACTAATGTAACAGGTACTAGTGCAGGCTCAGGCACTGTTGGAACATTTGATATTACTGTTGGTGGCGGCGGCTCCATTACTTCTGTAGTTATAAAAACGTTTGGATCAGGTCATACATCAGGCGACACAATTACTATTGCTGATGCAGTACTAGGCGGCGGTGGCGCAAGTCCATTTACTATGGACATTAATAGTATAACAACATCGGGACAGATTCTAGCAAGTGATATTACAATAGTTGCTGCAGGTACAGGAGTTGCAGCAGGAGCAACTATTACTATTGCTGATGCAGTACTAGGAGGCGGTGGCGGAGCAGCAGTAACATTTGATGCTCTTACAGTTGGAGCAGCAGGCGCAATAAGTAGTATAACGTTTACATCTGCAAACGCTCCTCAGAGAAATGATACATACACAAACGTAGTCTATACATCAAATACAACAAGTGGAACAGGAGCAACTTTTGCAGTCAATATTACTGGAGCAAGTTATATTGTAAGTGGAGGTGGTGGTACTAACTATCTAGTAGGAGAAACAGTTACAGTAGCTGGTAACGCCTCCAATTTTGGTGGAGCTACACCAGCAAATGATGTAGTAAATACTATTGCTACTGTTGATGCAGCTGGCGCGATTTTAACATACACCACAGCAGGAACAGCATTTAATGGAAGAACAGCCGGCTCTATGGGCACTACCATTAGACAAGGTAGTGGTGCAGTGTTTACTATTGAATTATCTGATACCGAATACACTGATATTAGTATACAAACTATCGGCGCAGATTATGCCTTAGGGCAACAGTTAGTAATTCCGGGTACATCATTATATGGTACAAGTCCAGCTAACGATGCAACAGTAACAATTACTAGTGTATCATCAGTAGTACAAGGGTATGTTTCAGGTGTAACTATTGCAGGTACGGCTGCTCAACCAGCAGGCCCATTTAGTGTAACAGGAACAACCCAACCAAATATTGGTACAAGTGCTACATTTAGCGTTAGAAGAAATTATACATCATACGATAATATTGTAGTTTTTGCAGGCGGTGCAAATTATAAAATAGGTGATAGAATTATATTACCAGGTACTATTTTAAATAGTGCGAGTCCGTTAAACGATATAGAACTATATGTTAATGCAATTAACGGAGCAAGCGGAGCAGTTAGCGGAGTACAAGCAACTTATACTATTGCAAGCCCTGGTACAAACATTGATATAATTTCAACAGTAAGTATATCAGAGGCAACAACATCACAAATTAACATAAACCAAACTGTAAGCTATGCTGCACTAGCAACTGTTAATATTAATTGGTCAGCAGCACATGGACTAGTTCCAGGAGATACATTTATTGTATCTGCAACTAGTGACGACGGTAGTAATAATCATGACTTAGCTGGTGGCAGTTTCTTTGCAACTGAAGTACCTAGTATTACTAGTTTGAGATATCAAGCTAGGGCTACGGGAGCAATTGATGTGTCCGGCGCTCCTCTAAGTGGTACTGTGTATCCAAGACCAGATAGCTTCTTTGTTCATAGGCCATATGACGGCGGCGTTATGTTAGGAACAGGTGGACCACAGCATGGAGCACAGGCAATACGTCAAAGTAAAAAGTATATTAGATATCAGTCAGGTAAAGGTATTATGTACACAACTGGTGCGCTATTTGCTCCAAGTTACGATTTACAAAGTGTAGTATCAGACGGTTTAGAAGTTAATAGTTTAATTACAATTACTACTGATGATAACGACCACGGTGTGCAAATTGGCGGAGTAATTCGATTACTTGGTATTGAAACTGAAGGTTATAATAGTGGTACAGAAACATCTGTAGGAACAGAGTTTGACTATACTGTAGTATCAGTAGTAGACGAAAGAAAATTTAAAGTTAGATCAAAACGTAGACTAGGAGCGACATCCGCTGTACTAGGATTTTCAGCACAGATGAGTGTTGTAAGCTGGCACGGTGCTACTGTGCGTTCAGGTATTTTTGATGATCAAAACGGTATCTTTTGGGAATTTGATGGCACACAAATGAGTGCAGTACAGCGAACAGGTACAAAACAAATTGCAGGTACTATTGCATTAAACGTTGATCAAAATAATATTGTAGGAACAAATACACGATTTAGAGATCAGTTAAAAGCTGGTGACAGAGTTATTATTAAAGGAATGACGCATGTTGTTAGCCATGTGTCTAGTAATACGGCAATGACTGTAACACCTGATTGGCGTGGCGTTATAAATATTACAGGTGCAAAAGTTGCATTAGTAAGCGATAAAAAAGCTAAACAAAGTGAGTTTAACTTAGACAAATTAGACGGCACGGGTCCAAGTGGTTACAATATGGACATTGCTAAGATGCAGATGATTGGTATTCAGTATACATGGTATGGTGCTGGATTTATTGATTGGATGGTACGTGGTTCGAGCGGTAACTTTGTATTTGCACACAGAATGCGTAACTCAAACGTAAACACGGAAGCATTTATGCGTTCGGGTAACTTACCTGTACGTTATGAAGTAACTAACGAAGGCCCTCCAGGCAAGCTTAAAACTGCAATGACTACTTCACAAACAACTATTGAGTTAACTGATAGTAGTTTCTTTCCATATAATGCTACAGTGTACATTGATAACGAAGTTATGACATATACTGGCAATAATATGGAAACTAATACATTAACTGGTGTTACTAGAGCTGCCAGTTTAATTACATTCCAAGCAGGAGCATCACGTAGTTATACAGGTGGTGCGGCTGTGACACACCAAGCAAGAACAGGTGTTATTATAATTTCACAAACAATTACTCCGTTAATTAGTCACTGGGGTTCAGCTTTCCTAACAGACGGTGGCTTTGATGAAGATCGAGGATATATCTTTAGTTACGCTGAAACAAGCGTTGCTGTTAGTACTACAAAACAAACAGCATTTATGATGCGACTAGCACCGAGTGTATCTAACGCTATTGTTGGAGACTTAGGTGAAAGGGAACTACTAAACAGAGCACAGTTGTTGCTTATGGGTCTTGAGGTTACATCAGATTCGGGCGCAGGTGGAATTGTTATTGAAGGTGTTCTTAACCCGCAAAACTATCCACTTAACCCAAGTGATGTTAACTGGGCAGGACTAAGCGGAGTTGCACAAGGCGGACAGCCTAGCTTTGCTCAAATTGCATCAGGTGGTGGTGTTACATGGACAGACGGTGAATCAGCTACTACAGCTAACTTAACATCAGTTAGTGCTATTACAGCAGTACTTAATAGTGGTGAATATCAAAGTTATAATAACAATAGTTACATATACATAGATGCTGCTGATTATAGAGCTACATTTGGATCAAGTAATATGGATTTTGTTTTAGGTAAACCTATTACAGGAACTAACATTCGATCTAACACAACTATTTCGAATGGTTACATTAGTCAGTATGACAGCTACGGATACTTTAGACTTAATAAGAGAACTACGGGAAACATTTCTGCGGGTTCATCAAATCACTTTACTATTGCATATAATGCTGCACTTGTAAACAAAAACTATGGTTACTTTACAACAAGCAGTGTTGATACTGCCGGAGTAATTGTTGGTACTGAAATTACTGCTATGAGCGGCGGATCTTTCCCAGCTAACACATATGTTAGCTTTGTTGGAGCAGAGACTTGGGGCGGTAGTACATTTTATCAAGTAGACTTTAATAATTCATACACGGGTACACTAGCACTTGGGTCAGGTACAGTTACAGCTTCATTTGTACAACCACCGCATGCCCAACCAGGAGAAACTGTGTTCTCATTCATTGCTGTGCCTGGAGAAAGATCTACACTAGACTTATCGTCGTTGAAAGAACTTACTAATACGCCACTAGGTGGTAGAGGAACATTCCCAAATGGTCCAGACGTATTAGCTATTAACGTGTATAAGGTAACAGGTTCGGATATTAATTCAAATATTATTATTAAGTGGGGTGAAGCGCAAGCTTAACGTTCGAGGTAATTAACAAAATCTAAAAGCGTATCAAATACTTTGGTACGCTTTTTTATTGATCGATATGTAAATCTTTTGTTAATTAATTCTTCAGTTTCTTTTCCGTATCCTGTACGTACTAGTATTGGCTTTGCACCAATCTTCATTGCAGCTTTAAGATCAGATATTTTGTCCCCAACATAATATCCTTGAGAAAATTTTACATGTGGCACTTCTTTTTCGCAACGCTTAAACATACCAACATTAGGCTTTGCATACATGTCTTGTTTTCTACTACTTTCGCTATAGTATAATCCATCTATACTTTGACATCCTTCTTCACCAAATAATTCAAACATATGTTTATGTAAGTTTTCAACATCATCTTGAGTAAATATTCCCTTTTCAATTCCGCCTTGATTTGTAATAATTACAACTTTGTGACCTAATTTGCGTAACTTTGCAATAGCTTTTATACTACCGTCAATTGGTTTGAAATCTTTTGATCTATAGCAGTATGTTCCAATATCCTCGTTGATTACACCATCTCGATCTAACCCAACAACGCACTTTGGAGCAATCCAATCTGGTCCTCTATCAAATTCATCACTCCATTCAATTTCAATCATCTAACTGTTCCGGTTCTAATGACTGACTATCACCTGGTATAAGCCTAAAATTATCTTCTACAGAATCAGGAGTACTAACTTCTGTAACAGAACTCATAGGATCAAGTGCTTCTAGTTGATGCGGCTGTAATGGAGGATTATGCCAAGTGTCGCCTTCTTTTAATTCTTTTTCAAAGATAGTTGCATCCTTTGTATCGATCCAGCGTACTTTAAATCGTCCGCTATTTACAAACCAAGTTTCGTCTTTTTCGTTATGGAAGTGCATGCTAAATTTTGCACCCACTTTTTCGAATACCATAATTTTACCACAGTACTTGTCGTTAGTGGCCCAAATAAGTTCGTAGCCCCAACCCTTTTTAACGTGTCCATTCAATCTGCTCATTTTATTTCCTCTTGGTGTACATTAAAACTTGACGTTATTCTCTCAACATCACTCTGAAACGGATAAACCTGATGGCGCAGGCTAGAATCAAATAAATAAATTTCTCCTTCTTTAGGATTTACTTTATATGTCCTCGTCCCGCTTCCTATCCATTCTAATTGACCTGGACATCTTAGATTAGATTCTAATATAAATGTTTCAGGTTCTCCTTCAATTTCTTTAGGAACTTTTATCATAAGTATCCCACTAATATTACCAGTATGACAATGTAACGGATTAAATTCGTTTTTCTTCATAAAGTTAAACCAAGGTCCTTGTCCAAGATTATACCTTAAATTTTCTGCATCAATTGCATTATCCTTATAGTCTGGCCGAAGAAAAGATTCTTGTAAAGATAAAGCACGGTCACTAAGATAGCTTATATATTTTTTAATATGCGGATCAAGTATATTAAATACTTCTTTTTGATTTTCATATGTTTGTATACTTGCAAGATATTGTTCTTTGATATTTCCCGCTAATGCCTTGCCTACTTCTGATTTCCCATCTCTTGCGTACTCTGCTTGTTCTTGGAAGAAGACTAATTCGTTATTAGACAATAAACTTTTATAGATAAACTCACCCCACGGATGAATAAAACTATGATTATCGTCCTCAATTATCATTTATATAATCCTTTATACTAATCCATTCCATATCTATAACACTATTTAATTTGTCTAAGTTAGCACAAGTGTATTCTTGGTATTGATTTTTAACATTATCCGGAATAGGAATATAATTAATTGCTGCATTATATTTTTTAGCAATAGTTTGTGCTACAGTATCAAAGCTTTCTGGTACGCCGGTGCCAACATTATAAATGTCGCTAGCATCAACACTTAGCATTTTTTCGTGTACTTTACAAATATCTCCAACACATACAAAGTCACGTTTGTAATGTTCGCTATCTTCAAATACATTAATAACATTGTCTTGTTGTGCCTGTAGTCTAAACTTTGTATACGGAGATGCTTGATCGCCTTTGTCTCCTTCATGAGGACCGTATACATTAAAGTACCTAAATCCTTGTACAAGAATATTAAACTCATCTTTATGCTGTTTTACAAATCTATCAAACAAATATTTACTCCACGCATATGGGCTTTGCGGTTGTAACGGACCGTCTTCTGTAAAATGTGTAGTAGGTCCGTATACGCTGGCACTAGAAGCATATTGAAAGTTTACTCCATAATTATCACATACTTGTAACAGTCGCATACTATACTCAAAGTTTTGATTCATAATATTATCTACATCAGTATAAGTTGTACTACTAATAGCACCAAGATGTATTACCCAATCGTATGCACTAGGATCAGGAACAGCATTTTCCATAAACTCCCAACCTTCAACTTCGTGCCCTTGGCTTTGCAAATAAGCACACATATTTTGTCCAATAAATCCTTTGTATCCTGTAACTAATATTTTCATTTAATGTCCTCTATAATCTGTGTTGTTGAATAACCTTCAACTGTAGGCACAAGATGCACATCAGCCAAATCATGACCTACAACTTGTTCTACTGTGTAATCGCCGCCCTTTACAATAACGTGCGGAGTTATTTCTTTAATTAATCTGTACGGAGTGTCCTCGTCGAATACAATTACTTCGTCTACCCACGGTAATAATTCTAATTGCCTTTTACGGTTGTTTACATTATTGATAGGACGCTTAGGACCTTTAAACCGTCTAACACTTTCATCTGAATTTATGCCTACAATTAGTTTCCCACCAAGTGTCTTTGCCTCAGCTAGTAGCTCA